CTAGGATATGTTACAATAATAAAACTTATCGTAACTTATAATTGTCAATCAATACAGTAGAACGCAATACATCTATTAAGTCCTGCTATTGATAGCAAGTCTGAAAGATTTTCTGCTCTCAAGATGTCAGCAAAAAAGTAATTTATAGAACTCTCTATCTATTCTTATTCATGCTTTTAAAAGGCCTTAAACACTATCTAGAAAGTCTAATGTATCAGTTGGTGAACTCTTAGTTGGCTTCCAATGTTTGAGACAATAGAACTTAACATCTAGTCCATTACTTGCATCTATGAATGCCACATCCTCTTCTATACAATCTTTATGACTGCATGTTTTAATCTTTTTTAATTCCTCTGCGTTTTTGTTTTTGTATGCGTCAATGAACTCTGTGTAAGTAACCATTAGTGTATCGTTGGCTTTTCAATATCCATGAGGAACTCAAACTCCACTGTCTTCTCTAACTCTTTGCACTTACACTCTTCTGCTGTGCATCCTTGTTCACTACAGCAATGCTCTTTACATTCACACACACAACCAAAGTGATGACGTAACATTGTGAGCATTAATTTAGTTTATCTTTTTTCTGTTGAACTAAGTCTGCATTGATAGATGCATATAACTCTTTAATGTGTTCTTTTAGTTTTGTTACATCCTCCGAGTCATAAGCAACATGTCCGGATATACTTGTAGGATTGCCTTGTAATAGGTTTGCAAGTTTACTTGCTTCTGTTCCTGCTTTTACCATTGTAAGAATTTGTTCTGGTTTAGTTATGTCAGTGCCAACATTTTTTCTGAGTGCATCGAGTACCTTATCAAGTGCAAGTGTTGATGTCTCTTTTAGTTGGTCTGTTATCTGTTCTAACTCTACTGCTTTTTTATCTACTATTTTTTCCATTGCTTTTTCATTTGCTCGACTGTCTACGATTGTACTCTGCTCTATCCAATTTTCTTTTTTTGAATATCTAAATATTGTTGCGAGTGATGGTAATGTTTTTTTGTTTTTATATTTCTCTTTTAAATCTTTATGCAATCGTCTTATGCTTCTTTGACCTTTGGGCATTTGAAAATATAAATTTCTAAAGTTATCAATTGTAATGTTTGCTTTCATGAGACGTACCTTATGGATTGTATATTTATTGGTACATAAAATAATTAATAAATATAGTGAACTTTATAGCTACATTTTAATTTTTTATTTTGGTAAATTTTGCACTCTTTTTTACATATCTTATATAAGTAGTTATTAATTATCCTTAATTACTGCCGATTATTAGGTATTGTAAATAAGTGAAAAATGATTAAATAGTTCTTATAGATTTGATTTTTTGGCGAAAGTCTTTTTTGTACCACTTAGCATATAACAAAAAATACCAGACTTGCTCTGAGCACCTCTTGTTACAGATGGTTAATTCTCCTGCACAATTGGGTTAGGTAATAATAAGCTCCTGCTCTTAGTTTGTTTCTACACTGTACTTAGTTCGGTCTCTTACTATCGAGTTCACACTGCGGAGAGGAGCAAGGCAGAAAAAATTTTCTTGGTTTCGGAAAGTGTCAGTTTCATAACATGGCTTAGTAGTTAGCAAGTGATTGGCTTGGGAAATTTTTTATTTATTTCAGTTTCTTATGAGGGCCATTCATTGGCCCTCTACTATTTTATCGATGAGCATTAAACCATGAAAGTGACCGAGTGTATGGGTGGGTACCCACTGATAAAACATACACAGACCGAACTATGAACTTATTTAATGCTCACCGATGCAATAGTGCATCACATTAATTTATTAACTAGATTGGAATTAATATGGAAAAAATTTTATACGTTAAGAAAAAAAATGTTTATGGCAATGAACTTGTCTATCCTGTTTGTAAGGATGCAAAACTATTTGTTAATTTACTTAAACAAGAAACTTTTACTAGTGACGATATAGCAAGAATTAAATCTCTTGGTTATGTCTTTAAACATGTTGAGGAGAAAATATGATTATTAATAGAAATAGATTTAATAAAATTACTCGCATTAATAATGAGAGAGTCGTTAGTAGATTAAATAATGAAATATTTATTACTGAAAAAATACTGAACGATTATTTCATATCTTACAATGTGTATGATTTAAAAAAGAATAAATTATTAGCAGGATTTCAAAACGTCATTGAAGGTCT